GCCTAGCTCTTTGCACATTTCTTAGTAATATCTCGCTATTCGCTTTATGCATTGCATAGAACGAGATAAAGGAATTCCTGACTTTTACATTAGCTTCTTCTAAATATGAAAAATAGCATTCTAATCCTGCTAAGTATATCCTCATCTAACCCTTCCGAAGTGGGGTGAGCTGCATACACTCACCCCACCTCTAATCGCCGCTACACCTCTTGTACTACAGTTTCTTCTTGTTTCTCCTTGTATCCTTTGATAAAGATGTTTGCAAGTTGATTAGTAGTAGGATTTGGCGCAAGGTAAATTAGCGGAACGGTTGCTACTGCCAAAATAACACGTAACAACATTTCGCCACCGATGTTTGCGAATGCTACTAGCTTAAATACTACAATATCAATTGGTCCTGCAACAAGGTTTGAAAACAAGACACGTCCCCATTGATGCTTTTCACCGAACTTGTTTACCCACGCTTGGTAAACTTCTGTATCCATCATTTCAGACGCGAACTCGGCAAGAATGCTCGCTGCAACAATTCGCCACATGCTGCCAAATATTAGCGATACTGCGCTTTGTACATCTTCCGTTCCTGCAACCGCAGGAAGCTTTACATAGAGTTGAAATATCAATAGCATAATGGCGTTCAAAACAAGGGCTGTAACAATTACAAGCCTTGCCCCTTGCTTACCGATGTACTTATGCATAACATCACGCAAGGTAAAGGTCATTGGGAATACAAAGAACGCCGGGCTGATAACTAGACCAAACAAGGTGGTCTGCTTGATTGCGAGAATGTCAGCGAACACTTGAAATGCCAGATAGAACATAACTGCAACTATACCGACTTTCCACGGATTCGATACAAACTCTTGGTAATTGTTTCTAAAATTCTTAAACATGTTAACCTTTCTAGTTATAGTGATTTGAAGTTTGATTTAATACTTAGCGGTGTGTCACTATCTTTAAGTACCGCCGGACAATTTTACTTTTCTATAAGCACCTCCTAGAACTCGAATTTACTTGCAATGCCTAAATACTTCACAATTGCATTATACGCTTCTATAGCATTATAACAAACTAAGCACTTGTAACCATTTTCAACCATTTGCTTACCAAATTTGATTTGTGATTGCGTTAGCTTATTCTTGCCGAATTTCATTTCTATAAACAATCCGTGAAACGCTGCAGCAGGTATTGGGACAAATATATCCCACACGCCTGCTGTAACACCTTCCCGCTTTAGCTTCGCTGCTGTAACTTTATTTCGCACACCGCCATTTGGAATGGCAAACACCACCCAAAGGTCAGGGTGGTGTGCTAGATAATAAAATAGAGCA